TCCTGTTTGAAAGTATTGCACTTGAGCAGTCAAACCATTCAATGCAGTAATACCTGTACTAAATGTTGTTATAACTTGGCACAAATGACCATCTTGAGTATGAATTGTTGTAGTCTTACCACCGCTATTCGTAGCGTATAATTTAACCGCCAACCTATCCGTTAAAGTCAAAGTCGTAGCAGGAACTGCCATTGCAAAAGTGTAAAGATTCAAAGCAGTACCATCGTATATAATCTCATTGCTACTTGTAGAAATCAAAGTAAAAGTCGTTCCATCGTACTTGTAAAGTTCTGCGTACAATTGTGGTGTACCACCATTAGAACTCATTGAAGCGTAAATCTCATAGTTCCAATTTCCTGCTGGTATGTTTAATTGTGCAGGGTCGTTAGCATCAGTTAAAAAAGATACTATTAAACCATCTCCTGATTTAGCGAAATCTACTCCTGTTCCTACTACCGCAGTTTTACTCATTTCGTAATAAGTAGTACCACCGATAGTGCCTTGATTTGTTCCTCCGTTAAGATAATACGAAACCGAAGAACCGCCACCGCCACTTGTAGGGAAATCTGCTAAAGTACCATCTCCCCTGATATATTGTGAAGCAACACCTGCTCCTGTTACTGCAATCGTTCCATTAGCCGTTAAAGGGCTATTAGCGACACTAAAAGCAGAAGGCATAGATAAACCTATAGAAGTAATCAAAGTAGGGAAGGTTGTTAAGTTTCCTGCTCCGTTAATGTATTGTAAATTAGTTCCTGCAAAGCCTATGTTTATAGTTCCGCTTGTTGTTACAGGACTTCCTGTTATCGTTAAAGAATCTCCTGATTCAGTTAATCCTACACTTGTAACTGTTCCTACTGCACCGCCTGACCTTTCCCAAGTTGAACCTGAATAAACTACATAATCGCCCACTATAAAAGCAATAGGCCCAGCACCGAAGTTAACCGTACCTGCCACGTTACACAAATAAACATCTCCAGCGTTACCTGTTCCATTTGCTAAAGTAGGAGTATTAGTAGCTGCGTCCCAAGTACCTAGAAACTCCATAACACTATTAGGAAGCTGACTAACTAATATTTTGCCACTAGAATCTAATTGCGGAATACCATTAGCAGTATTTATAGGAAGTGAACTTAACACCCCTGTTGTACCTGTTATTACACCATTTAATCCCCTTACCCTTGCTCCGCCAGTTATGTCGATTTGATTACTCATAGTTTTTAATTAAAAAGCCCTCTAATAAATTCGTCTGATTCTAAAACCCTGCCAAATGTTAACGTACCCGTTGCCTTATTCCATTTAACCTGATTGTCTACTGGCGTGCCGCTTGTTAGTATTTCTCTTACATCAATACCACCACGTGAAACATAAAGAATGTCATTACCGATTAAATCAGTCCAAACCTTTGTAGTTTCTCCACCTGCTGCAGTAAATTGTTTCATTATTGTAGATCCACCTGTTATTACTGTGCCGCTAGGGTCGATTGTAGCCCCTGAAGTACCAAACGCACCTGTACCCTGTAAAGTAACTGAATAGGTCGCAATGTCCTTGTAAGGGGCATTTATGTCTAAACTAGTTAGGTTACAGTTACCGCTAATTATTACTAACCCGTCTACTCCGTTATCTATAACAAATTTTACTAGAATTGTAGTCCTAGTTTGTTGTTGGTTTAAAAGGAATAAATAACCATACCCTGATAAGGTAATTAAGCCGTTACAAGATATACCCCAAGAAGCTATATCGTTCTTATATTCTCTATACCATGCCGAAGTTTGACTAGTTACTTCCTTTTGATCAGTAGTTACATTAAAACTGCAATCAGTAGAACACGAAAACGGTATATCCCTACCGTCAGGGTATTCCACCGAACTAGGTTCGTGATAATAAAGCATTATATTTTTTCCTATTACATTCTGTGGCATTGCTCAAAGTTAGTTAAATTGGTATAATTACACCAGATGAATTAATACGGTTAACATTTGTCTGAACTAAATTCTGTCCTAATATTCTATAATAAAGACTTGCACCATTAAAAGTATGTGCTAAATTCCTATCTATGTAATATGTGCTTCCGCTTCTATATAATAAATTTGAAGTCAAAGGTGCAGTTAAAGCCGCTATAAAAGTTGTTTGTCCAAGCGACCTTCTTTGTCCAAATATCCTAGCTGGATTTGTATCTTCATAAGTAGTTACTAAAGTTGTTTCAATATTGGCGTCGTTAATTTCTAATAAAGTAGATTGTACTTCGCTATTTATTATATCTAAAGTACTATTGCCTAATAAATATTTTAAACCTTCTACGGTATTAATTGCATCAGCATCGTCAGAAGTTAAACGCATTGAAGCATTTAAACTGCCGCTTGTATTAATTAAACCAAAAAAAGTAGAATCTATATTAATAATATTTTTTTCTAATATATTTGAATATTGTTTAATTACTAATTCACTTAAAGAATTGTAAATATCTGTTGGATATTCATAACGATACCAATTTTGTAAACTATTTCCTTCCGAATCGCTTAAAGCACCTCTATAATAAAACTTACCTTCTATAGTATAATTAAATCCTATTTTCAAATCTGCATCATAAACATATTCTTCTGAATCAGTAATATAAGATTCAGTTAGAACAGACTTAAATAATTGAGAAACATCTAATTTAAAATTAGATAATTCTACCCAATCATAAGTAGTTGTATCGCTAGAAAACACAATATTTAAAGTACCGCTAATTGGTGCAGGTGGCAATTCTAAACTAATATTTTTAACTGAATTTATTTGATTTACTTGAGTTTCTAAAGCAACAAAGTAATAATCAGTTCCTGAAGATACCCACCTTGAAGTAGAATCTATATGATATGTATCTGTTCCGTTAGTTAGTGTTATATATACTATGCAAAGTTTTGGTATAGTAGTATTGGTAGGCAAATTACTTATATCAAATGATAAACTTGCAATATCATTAAAATTTAATGCAGGTATGTTTAAAGGATATACGTTAGCAGTTCCTGTGTTACCACTAAATAAAATAAAAGAATTAAATCCTGTTTCTTCATATACTTTTACAAAAAGAAAAGAGTTAGTTCCAGTAATTGCTTCAACCCAACCAAAAGCATCGTTTCCTGTATATATTAACAAATTTGCATTAGTAATAAAATTAGAAGGATAATTTATATTCTTACTTAATCTAACCTTATTATAACCTTTTCTTAATATTTTTACTTGACTATTATTTACATAATAAAGACCGCTTATATTACCTGTAAATGGTTCAATATTGCCTGTAAACGACTTAGTTCCTGAAGCTACAACACCAGTTGAAGGATTATATTCAGTAAAGTAATAACTTGCTTGTGCAAATTCATTAGGTGTTATTATATACCATTTGCAATTAGCTTGAAATATTTTAGCACCAAATGCCTTGCATATTTCTTTTATAATTTCTAAACAATCAAAAGCTTCAGAATTATCGTCTAAAAATGTTATTAATCTTAAATAAGATTGTATTAAAGGTTCATTAGAAGTAGCAGCAGTTCTATTATTCATTGAATCAGAATAATAACTAATACCACTAATTATGTTTAAAGAAGTTGGAAATTGAATTTGATTTAAACTTATTATTAAATAAGTTAAACAACTTTGTAAATCAGTTAAATAAAAAGAACTTCCAACAGGAAATTTAATCTTTTCTAGCATCCCTAACCCGTCAATAGCATTAAAGGATAATTCCTTTCTGCCAGTTGTATAAGATATATTTACATTATCACTTAAAGCCCAACCTTGCCATTCTAAAGTAGATTCGTTATAAACCTTTACTAAATACTTCCTATCATTTAAGGTAGTAAAGTTTGGCATATTAATTTCATCGTCAGTAATATCAATACTTAAACTTAATTGACTAACCATTATAGGTTCAAAAACATCGTCGCTTTGTGGTAAGTATTGTAAACTAATACTTGTAGCAGGATATTCTATTAAGTCCCCTACATATCCATCTTCAAGTAAATAAACATAAGATATTGTATTAGATTTAGTCGCAACTGTTATTTTATATTTATTTGTGTATGCCATTATGCTCCCCTTCTTAGATTTAATGAAAAATTAGACCTTTGCAAAGCTAAAACTAAATCTTGTCCTCGCAAAACAAAACTACCATTTTGTGCAGAACCGCCACCTGAAGCAGCACCACTAGCAAAAGCGTTACCCATTACGGCATCTAATTTACTTAAAGGCATAACTGCTTCACTTTCCGTTCCTTCGCCTATCATAGCTAAAGTAGGACCAGTTACGATTCCACCACTTGCTAACCCTAATAAAGAACCTAAACCGCCTAATCCACCGCCACCACCACCAACACCACCCATACCTAAAGCAGTCATAATAGCCTTAAATATTAATGCTTGAATAACCATTTGGGTTAATTGCATAGCCATATTTTTAAACATAGTTTCTAAAGCACTACCTACGCTTTCTCCATTTGCCATAGCGTCAAAAACTCCTGTAACACCATTTGCAATACTGCTGCTTAATTGACTAGCTAATTGTAATTTTTGATTATATGCATCTAAATCGTTCTTTGTTTTATCAGCTTGTTCTGCTTGATATTGTGTTGCAAAAGCAGGTAATACTGCAGGTAATTTTTTAGGAGGCTCTAACGTTCCAACTTCGTAATCAATACCAACTGCCTTGCGTCGCATTTCTCGTGAAGGAGCAGCTATTGCGTTAGCAGCACGAATATACGCTTGCATATCGCTTGTTAATGCCTTAGTTTCAGTACCTTGCTTTTTTAATGCACTTGTAGAAAGCGTAGTAGTATCATCAAGTTTTATTTGGTCGCTAATTACTGCACCATATTGTGTATTTAAACGCTTTAAATTTCCGTCTACTTCATTAATTGCAGCAGCATTTCCGTCTAAAGCCTTTGTAGTCAATGCAGTATTTAATTCAATAACTGACATTGCAGAACCTGCTCCGCTTATTGCACTTTTAATAAACTCCCAAGCCTTTGTTGCACCACCTACGCTTTCACGCATTTGGTTCATATCCTGCATTTGTAATCTAACCTTCTTAGCTTCTTCTTCTGCTATAATTGTAGCAAAAGCCTGTGCCATTGCTTTACGCTTTAACGCTGCTGCAATGCCGTCTATTATACCTGTTAACTTTGCTCCGTCTTGTATATCTAATGCCTGTAATTCTAAATTGCCCTTATATGTCGTTTTAAGCTGATTTAAAGCCCTTTCTCTTTCTTCTGTACTCTTAGTACTATCTGAAACTATACCGTTTAAAATCGTCAGCTTATCAATTTCTGCTTGTGCTTCTCCAACACTTTTAGACATTGTTTCGTTAAACTTTGACAAAGATTGTTCTGCTCCTGAACTTTGAGTAATAAAATTTAATATTTCATCGCCAAAAGAAACAAACAAAGAAGAAACAACACCAACTGCTAAACCAATACCTGCTGGACCCATTAAAGCTGAACCCATAGCCTTTAATGCTTTACCTGTGCTACCTGAAGAAGTTTGTAAACGTTGGAAAGATTCTAATAAAGGGTTAATGTTATTCGCAATACCCATAAACCCATAAGGAGCATCCTGTGCAACCCTTGACAAGTTAGATAAAGCCATTGTAGCCTGACCGCTTGCATTAGGTAACTTTTTAAACGCAGCACCTAAGTTACTTGTTGCAGTTACAGTTTCTTGTATATTTTTAACGGCTTGTTGATTGTCTGCCGTTATGGTAATCTTTAACGTTTCTTGTGCCATTTTATTATTTTACTCCGTATAATTTCAAAGTTCGTTGTAATTGTTCGTCTGAAATCTTAGGCGATTCATCTACTTCTACTTCATCACTAGGCAAAGGGAAAAACGTTTTAATACTCTTAGGATTCTTTTCTGCTGAATTTGACCTGTAAATCATATAAGCCAAAGTCCTTGTTCTTTCCCATTCCTTTATTTGCCTATTATCATAAGCCGTTTTATACAATAAAAATTCCCGCCACGTCAATTGCCAAAACTCATTAATTGTTAAGCCAACTTCAATAGCGAGAATAATTACTGAATCCCAACTTATATCACCTAATTTTTTTTTTCTTCCTTCTTCCCTTTTTTATCCTTTGTTTCAGGATTCATTGAATTTTGCATATACTTGATAAACTCTATAAGTTGACCATCTTTTGCAGACAATCCCCCTACTTCATCAATCCATTCGCATACTTCAAATTCTTCAAAGTCAATTGGGCTTTTATTAGTCTTGCATCCACTTTCTGCAGACGCACGAATAATATTTATAATTGTGCTAAGTTCAAAGCTGCCACTAGATAAAATATTAATTAAATCTACTAACGACTTATTTTCTAATTCACAAAAACGCTTCATTGCCCAAGTTCCCCACTGCAAAGAAATAACTTTGTTGTTTGTTTTTAGTTCGTACATATGGTTGTTTTTTTATTAAGTTGTTTCAGTCTGTGTCAAAGGAGGTGCAGCTACTACAAAAGTTGCAGTGAACTTAACATCGTCTTTGTCATCAGCAGTAACACCCCAGTCGCTAATCCAAACAGTACCTGAATAGGTAATATCGCCTGAAGTAGGAACAGCTTTACCAAACTTAGCAGCAAAAATAGTACGTGCAGTGTGTGCAGCATATAATTGTTGATAAGAATCTTTAGCAGGTGTTCCTGTTTCATCAATCGCAAAACCTTCACACTCAATAGTTTGAGAGAAAGAAGGACTTGGAGTGTAAGAATCGCCACATTTAGAAGTTGCGTCAATAGTGTCCAAAGTTGAAGTAATTGAGTTTGAAGTCAAACAAGCAACTGGTTTGAAAGTAGAATCGCCGTCGATATCTACTAAAAGGATAATATCCCTTGCTGAAATTTTAGTTTCTGCCATTTTATTAGATTTGTGTTATTATTATATTATAAGTTATAATCGTTCTAAATACGTTTTCAAGTGGACTTAACCCATCTAAATTTCTTATACTTTCTACGCTTAAACTTGAGGCATTCCACCCTGTGCTTAAACTAATATTAGTATCAGAATTTATCGCAG